GGCAGGCGTAACGGTGGGCGGCTGGCGCGGGTATAGTGCGCTTACAACGGGCACTGACTTTGGCGGCAAGGCACTAACAAATGAGGTTTTTGCGGGTCAGGGGGAATATACTTTGCTGGCTAGTCAGACCAGTATCACACATAGCAGCCCCGCGTGATCGTTTACACGGCATCAGACGGGATACCCGTTGCACCACAGCGGAAATGGAATGGCGTCCGCATGATTGCCTTTAGCAATGCACCCATACCCGACCATTGGGAGCGCTGGCCATTAACGCACCACGATGATCCATGTCGCGCAGCGAAACGCCCTAAGATTCTGCCTTGGGACTTTTTATCGGACTGGGATAGATGCTTGTGGATAGATGCCAACCTGCAATTACTCCGCCATCCTAAAACCATCAGAGCCGATATTGGCCTTCATAAGCATCGCCACAGGGATTGTGTCTATGCCGAGGCGGTGGAATGTATCCGGCTCAACAAAGACGATCCTGATACCATCAGTGCACAGATGCAACGCTATTATGATGACGGCTATCCTGCCCACAGTGGGCTATGGGAGTGCGGCATTATGATGCGCAGGAATACACCGAGCATAGAAGCACTATGCAGAGATTGGTGGGCAGAGATTGAGGCGGGCAGCCGCAGAGACCAGCTCAGCTTCCCCGTAGTGCTGAATCGGCACAACATCCGACCGTATATCATGGGCAATAACTACCGCAGGAGCGGATGGGTTAAGAGGATACACCTGTGATAACGGTAATCACACCCACTGCCGACCGACCACAGGGCATTGTACACCTTGCCGAGTATCTGGAACGCCAGACCGTGCAACCGACGGAATGGATCATTGTTGATGATGGCAACGAAGCGACACCAATACCATCACCGCCTTGGTGCAGAATGATTAAACTCAAACGCCAATATGAGGGATCGCGGAGTCTAGCCAATAACCTGATTACCGGATTAGATGCCGCTAACCCAGAACACGCTATCGTGATCTGTGAAGACGATGACTGGTACTCACCTAAGCATATGGAGGTCTCTCTCAGATACTTGGAACGTTACCCCGCTACAGGCTGTCAATATCTACAGTATTATCATATCACTAACCGTAGTTACCGCAAAATGAGCAACACCGGCGCTGCACTCTGTCAAACGGCACTTAATCCCGATATGGTTGAATCCTTGCGGCAATCGGCATTGGCTACGCTGCAAAATGGAGATCGCAACATAGACGGCACATTCTGGAAATCCGCGCCAAGACAAGGCTTGCACAATACCCAAACGGTTATTGGCATCAAAGGCATCGCAGGGCGCAACGGTATCGGCATTGGACACCGACCGGACAGACGCTGGACACATGACCCACAGGGGCGCGTGTTGCGAGACTGGATTGGCGATGATGTGGGGCGGTATCTATGAACATAGAACAAAAAGAAAATATCAATAGAAATACTGGCTCAAAAGTCCACATTGATTCAAAAGAAGTTGAACGGCTAGCAGCGCAGGGATTAACGAATCCACAAATATGTGATTCTTTAGGAATCAGTGAAGCTACTTTATATCGCCAAAAAAGAAAATCAACAGAGTTGACAGATGCTATAAAAAGAGGAAGAGCTAGAGGAGTTGCGAATGTCACTAATAAGTTGTATGAGCAGTGTATGGAAGGCAACACCACCGCTATCCTGTTCTATCTCAAAGCTCGTGCCCATTGGCGAGATCGTGACCCTGTGGAATTTAACACCACCGATGCACCGGTAACGATCAACTTCAAGCGGGGCAGTGATGTCGACGATTGATCTGGAACTCACACCGCCGCAATTTGACTTCGCTCGCCATGAAGCGAGATATCCGGCGATTGTCTCAGGATACGGGGCAGGTAAAACCTACGCGCTGGCTTGCAGACTGTTGGCATTGAAGCTGAAACACCGCAAGTGTGATGTTGCGTACTATGCACCGACCTATGACTTGATTCGCCTGATTGCATGGCCACGGTTCCAAGATATGTTATCCGCCTGGGGATTATCCTACACGCTGAACAAGTCCGAAAACCGTTTGCAGATACGCGGCTATGGGTCAGTGATCTTCAGGACAATGGACAATCCCGAACGGATTGTTGGCTATGAAGTGGCACACAGCGGCGTTGATGAGCTGGATACCTTGAAAACCGATAATGCCCGCGACGCTTGGAACCGGATCATTGCTCGGAACCGGCAAAAAATGGGCAGAGGCAACAAGAACACAGTAGCAGTAGCCACCACGCCCGAGGGCTATCGGTTTGTGTACCAACGCTGGCAGAAACAGCCCGCCGAAGGTTATGCCTTAATCCGTGCCAGTACCTACAGCAATCAAAAGAATTTACCCGAAGGGTATATTGACTCACTACGCCAATCCTATCCCTCTCAACTGTTAGATGCGTACCTTGAAGGGAAGTTTGTCAACCTCACCAGCGGCAGCGTGTACCCAGAATTTAGTCGAACGCTGAACCATACCGATGAAACCATCCAAGCCCGCGAGCCGCTGCATATCGGTATGGACTTTAACGTGTATAACATGGCGGCAACGGTTGCAGTGATCAGGAATGATTTGCCCTTGGTGACGCAAGAACTCACTGGGATAAGAGATACACCAGCGATGATAGAAACCATACGCGAACGATATCCCGATCACCCAATAACGATTTATCCTGATGCCAGCGGAGCCTCGGCAAGTTCCCAAGGGGCTAGCCAGTCTGATATTAACCTACTGAGACGCGCTTTCACTGTGCGAGTGCCACGGGCTAATCCACCTATCCGAGACCGTGTAATGACTGTGAACGCCCTGCTGTGCAATGCGGATGGCTACCGCAGGTTAAAGATCAATAGCGCCGCGTGTCCCGTATTGACCGAAGCCCTTGAACAGCAGATATACGATAAATCCGGACAGCCTGACAAGACACAAGGTCATGACCATATTGTTGATGCGCTTGGCTACTTTATACACCAACGCTGGCCGATACAAAGACAGAAACCTACTCTAAGCGAGATTGCATTCTAATGTCAGACGTCGCCACTCCGATGCCAGAATACGACGCCATGTCGATTCATTGGGAACTGCCCGCTGCTTTGATGGGCGGAACCTTCGCTATGCGCAATGCCGGCCGCAAGTACCTACCGCAAGAGGGGCGCTATGTCACGATTGACGGTGTACCGACATGGCAGGGCGAGAGCAATGAAGCCTATCAGCGACGGCTAAACCGCACCACCCTGCATAACGGATTCAAACGCGCCATACACGGGTTAAGGGGGAAAGTATTCGCCAAGCCGATCATGCTGGCTACCGATGCACCGGAACGCTTCGAGGAATGGGTAGAGGATATCGACCTGCAAGGCAATAACCTCACCGTGTTTGCCTTTTCGCTATTCGAGTCTGCACTCACCTATGGGCATACGCATATCCTAGCGGACTATCCCGTGGTTCCTAAAGGCGCAACCGCTGCCGATGAAAGAATGTTGAGAGTCAGACCCTACCTAACCCACGTCCCGCCACAAAACCTAATCGGCTGGCGCATGGAAACGGTCGGCGGTATCCGTCAACTGACGCAGGCTAGGATTCGAGAAACCTTAACCGAGTTTGATGGTGATTACGGCACCCAAGTTGTTGAGCAGGTTCGGGTATTGTATCCCGACCGCTGGGAGGTCTACCGCTCCAGCGAGGCTGGTTGGGAGCTGGTCAGCGAGTCACCTAACCCGCTTGGATTTATACCGCTGTCCACCTTGTACACTCAGCGAACCGGTGAACTCATCTCCGAACCACCCTTGCTAGACTTGGCCTACAAGAATGTTGAGCACTGGCAAAGTTCCAGCGATCAGAAAAACATCCTGCATGTTGCCCGTGTGCCCATCCTGTTTGGACGGGGTTTTGTTGCCGGTGACCGTCAAGTGGAGATTGGTTCTAGCCAGATGGTAGTAGAACCTGACCCGCAAGCTGATTTGAAGTATGTTGAGCACTCAGGGGCAGCGATTGAAAGCGGCCAAAAGGATTTAGACATTATCGAATCGCAGATGCTCGCCTTATCTTTGGAGCCGATGATACAGCGCACCGGAAACGTTACCGCTACCGCAAGGGCGCTTGATGAAGCCGAGGCTAACAGTTCGCTGCAAGCGTGGGCGCTGCGTATGCAGGATGCACTAGGTAATGCGCTCTACTACATGGATGCGTGGGCAGGTTACACTGATGGCGCTGCGGTGGATGTGAACACCTCCTATGGCTTAACTCTCGATAAGACAGACGACGTGAAAGCCTTGATTCAACTCCGAGGATTGCGAGAGATCAGCCGACAAACTCTGATGACTGAACTCAAGCGCAGAGGAACCTTAGATGATGAATACGATTTAGAAGAGGATACGGAACTTCTAGACAATGAAACGGGTATCGGCTTGTAATGTCTAATCCGTTATTGGATTATTACGTTCGACGGCGGATATTTCAAAACCGTTGGGCAGTATCCGAAGCTGAAGAGATTATCAAGCTACTCGAAAAGCTGAATCAGGATATTGTTGATCTGGCCTTGAAGGAAATTGATCCAGATAGAATCGATCTGTTAGATGTACTGATGTCTCAATCTGAGGCGCTGCATAAACAATTAAATGCTGAATTAACAGACAAAACGGAACGGAAGCTCAGAGAATTTGTCAATAATGAAGTAGATAGCCAGTCGGAATTGTTCAAAAGTTTGGATATCGTGTTTGAGGAACTTAATCCCAGTGCTGTATTTGCCGCCGCGCATGGTGAGCCATTTCGGGGGCGCGAATTAGGCGAGTGGTATAGGTCACTGACTGAACGCCAACAGCAACGGATTAACGACACCATCAAGATAGGCTATTTGGATGGACAGCCCAAAGAGGTGATCATTGACTACTTGATGCAGGTATTCCCAGGGACGTACAAGGACGCCGAGGCCATCATGCGCACTGCTACCACTCATTATTCCAGCGTGGCGCAAGAAGAGATCATGCGAGCGGCTAACATAGACCGCTATATCTGGGTGTCAACTTTGGACGGACGTACTACACCAATATGCCAAGCCAGAGACGGGCAGGTATTCAAGCTAGAAAAGAACTCGCCTATGCCCCCCGCTCACGTCGGATGTCGAAGCGTGGCGAGTCCCATAGCGCCCGGCTTGGAGCCGATTAAACGCCAAACCTATAACGACTGGATTAAAAAACAACCCGCGCCTGTGCAAGACGACATACTCGGCCCCGCGCGGGCTGAACTGCTACGCCAAGGCGTAAGCGTGGACAAGTTTGTTTCAGATGCTGGCCGCACCTTAACGCTAGAGGAACTTTCTCAGCGAGAGCGCGACGCTTGGAAGGCGGCTGGATTGTGATTATTTCCAACGGCGTGAAGCCCTAACCCGCGAGAAGCATAATGCTACACTTTGAACTTGAGTCGATTGATGAATTGGATGACAGCCTGAGACCTCTGTATCAAGAGGGTGATGATGGCAAATACCGCTTATCCGTTGATGGCTTGCCTGACAACAGCGGGCTAAAGTCTGCGCTGGATAAAGAGCGCAAAGCCCGCAGAGATTATGAGCGCAAGCTAAACCAACTAAACGGGGTAGACCCAGAAGAGTACCAACGCTTGAAACAGGAAGCCGAGCAGCGTGAAGCTGAAAAGGCACAGAAATCCGGTGAATGGGAAAAGCTAAAAAGCCAGTGGGCTGAACGGCACAAAACAGAAATCGAGGCGGAGCGGCAGAAAACCACTGCTATGCAAGCCACCCTCGAAAGCTATCTGATTGATGCCGAGGCTACCCGCGCCATTGCTGCGGCCAAAGGTATTCCTGAATTACTGCTACCCCATGTGAAACAGCATGTCCAAGTAATCCAAGAGGATAACGGGCAGTATGTTGCACGGGTGGTGGACAAGTCTGGCGAGCCGAGATTGGGCTATCCTGAAGGCAACCCTATGAGCATTTCACAGCTAGTTGATGAGATGCGCAAGTCAGAAATTTACGGACGCGCTTTCGAAGGCACGGGAATTTCAGGCATGGGAACCGGCAGTACTAAAACCAGTAGCTCGCAGTCCACTATGAAGGCTTGGGACTCAAAAGCATCGACAAAGGACAAAGTGAATTATATCAGAAGTCTCCGTAATTCAACTTAAATAGAGGAATGCCATAATGGCCTTAAGTGATATGCAGGTTTTCAGTGATTTCGTTTATTCGTCTGCCACTGAAACCGTTCGTCAACAGATTGATCTGTTCAATGCCGCTAGCCAGAATACCATCGTTTTGCGCACCGGTGCAAATGTGGGCGACTACGCCAACCAAATCAGCTATCAACTGATTAACGGCCTAGTCCGCCGTCGTAATGCTTATGGCTCCGGTAGTATCTCCAATGTACCGCTGAAACAACATACCCATATCGGTGTGAAGGTTGCAGGTGGCACTGTGGAAGTCTTATTCGAGCCGCAACAATTCACATGGATTCAGCGCAATCCTGAAGAATCGGGTGTGGTGATTGGTGAGCAACTGGCGCGTGGTATGCTGCAAGACCAAGTTAACACCGCCATCCTGTCGCTCAAGGCTGCCTTTAATAACAATGCTGCGGTGAAGCACGACGCCACCGCGGGCAAACTGAACCTGAAGGCCCTCACTAGAGCCGCCGGTTTGTTTGGTGACCGCATGGGTGATATTCGTGCCTGGGTGATTCACTCTAAGCCCATGACGGACTTGTTCGAGAACGCCTTAACCAACTCTGAAGACCTGTTCCGGTTTGAGACGGTGCGCATTGTGCAGGATGGTTTTGGCCGCGTGTTTGTCATGACGGACGCCCCTCCGCTGTATGATGACAACAGCACCAGCAGCACGGGTGATGACACGTATTTCACTCTAGGCTTAGCCACCAGCGCCGCTGAGATTGAAGACAATGCCGACCTCTACACGCACTTAGAAGAGCGCAACGGTGAAGAAAACATCATCCGTTCGTGGCAGGCTGAATGGACGTACAATCTGGGCTTGAAGGGTTACGCTTGGGATAAAACCAATGGCGGCAACAGTCCTTCGGATACGGCCTTGGGTACCGGTTCCAACTGGGATCAGTTAGCCGCCGATATTAAGGACACGGCAGGCGTTCTGATCGAGTCTCAATAATGGCGAAAATATTGTACTGGATGAACGGCACTCCAACAATGGATCAGCGTCGTGAAGCCGAGACAATGGGCGCTATACTCCGCAACCGCAAAGCGTGGCACAGCAGAGACTGTATTGAGCCATGCGATGCGGTTGCAGGGGATGCACCGCCGCCGTATGCAGATCACCCAAGGGCGGAGGCTCCCAAGCCTGCAAAAAAGCCTGTACGGCGATCTGCGTCGCGTCGGGGCCGAGTCTCAGCGCAACCCAAGTCGGAATCGCTGAACACTCAGGACTCCCAATCATCGTCTGCAACTCCGCCGCTTTCGGAATCCGGTACAGCGTAATGTATGCCTATGACCTAAGATGGTGGAACTGTTACCACTCCAAGGTCCAGAACGGGTGGACATCTAGCCTTGAAGCCGTGCGCCGTTATGCCGTCAATCACATTCCCGTAGTGAGAGGTATGGGATTCAGCCGACGCGAAGGGGTGATCACTCGCAACGGTCGGAACTCTGGAGATCATGCGATTCAGTTAGCACGGCATCTAGGGTACAACCGACTGCTATTGATTGGCTACGATGCCCAGGATACCGGCGGGCGTTCGCA